CAAATATGATGTGTGAGTTCGTTACCTATGTTGACGATTTCTATAATGAGAAGTCTGGTATCTATCCTATCAAGGGTATGACAGACATGATGGTTATCAAGGCGGTTCAGAAACACGTTGCAAATGTTGGAATGGATTTTTGTGCTGACAGTGTTGACAGAGAATGGGTAAGGGATATCATCCTTGCTGATAACGATTTGAAATGGGGAGTGTAATATGAAAGAATTAAAAATTGCGAAATGTGTTGCTGACTTATATTGGGAGTTTGATAGAATGTCATCTTCTGGTCAAGAGACACTTGAGAAACTTGCAACTCTAGTTGGTGTTGCTACTGAAAAAGAATGTGAAGAACTTGCAAAGAAAATGGAGAATGCGTAATGGGTTATTTTTATCAAGATTGGAAGGACAAGAAGATGTTTGTTGAAAACAGTGAAGGTCAGTTTGTTATGAACTTTGGTGAAGCCGAAAAGTCAATGATTCAGAATCTTGAAGATGCTGTCATCAATCTTACAGAGGGTGCTTCTGATGAGAAGAGAATGGCCATTGGATACATGGAGTATCTTGCAGATTGCCTGAAAAAAGGTAAACTTGAAGTGAAGTGGAATATTAGTTAATGAAAGGAATTTATTATTATGATTAAAAATTTGAATATACCAGAAACTTGTGGATGGTTGGGAATGATTCTCATCCACGGAGCAACTGCTCCAACATCAATCTCTGTTCTAATGGGATGGTCAACTAACTTGCCACCATTGAACTTCATACTATTAGTATGGTTAGGATTGTTCTTGTTTCTAGTGAGAGCGATATATGCTAAAGATACTTTATATATTGTATCTAATGCAATTGGATTTGCATTGAATAGTTTGTTGTTAGCTTTGATTGCGTTTAATTAGGAGAAGAAATGTTTAATAATGTAGGTCACCCCATCGAAGGGTTTGCAATTCTGGAATGTCATCCAGACCAAACCCCCACCATCGTGTCAACCCATCAATGTTTGGGTAATGCAGAAGAAGAAAAGATGGTTCTGAATGAGATGGCAGAGGGTACAGATATCACCTTTGTGGTAAAAGAAACTTTCGGTTGTATGATAGAAACTGTCTAAAAACTACTTGACATTCGTTGTTAAAACAAGTATAATGATAGTATAAATGAGAAAAAGTGAGGAAATAATATGAGTATTAAAGTTTTAGAATTTGAAAATGATGAGGATTTGAATACCAATGGTTTTCATTATATCAGCACCATTACAACAACCTATGATAAATTGGTTGAGATTTTTGGTAAACCAACATTTACAGATGCAGACCCCTATGAAAAGGTCAATGCAGATTGGAATATCGAGGCAAGAGTTCTTGAGGATGGTGCCGAAGATGAGGACGATTGGTTCTACAAAGGATTTACTATCTACAATTGGAAGACAGGTAGAATTCCTACTGAGGAATATGAATGGCACGTTGGTGGTCAAGATTATGAAGCTCATGAGATTGCCTCAGAGATTTATGAGAACCATATAAATAATAACTAAAGGATAGGATGTTATGGTAACAACTACAGTCGCAACAACGGTAACAATGATTGCTACAATAATCGCATTTTATTGGGGTAAACACCTTGGTAATAGAGTGAGTGTTGAACAGGTCATTGATTCGATGCTTGATAAGTTAGAAAAAGATGGATATATTAAGACCAAGAAAAATGGTCTAGGACAAACTGAATTAATTTCAATAAAAGACTTGACAAGTGGAAAATAATTTAGTAGAATGTAATTTGAGAGTCGGAATTAAGGTTGGTTGGCCCAGTTTGAAAGTTCCAAATATTATGGTCTGGGGATACAAGTTTCCGACTCTCAACTTTAAATTATGAAAGAGGTGAAAATGAAATATATTATGATACCAATGATGCTTGCAATAACTTGTTGTACGCCAGTCCATGCGATGGATAACCAAGATTGTAAGTATACAAAAACGGTAAACCAAAGTGACGGTGAGGTTGTCAGTTCAACAACTGATTACGATTGCAAGACCACACCAACGGTTATCGTAAAAGAAAGCACACCCACTGTTATTTACAGAGAGGGTGCGACAGTTAGTAGTCCTGTAACGACAACCAGAGTTGTCTCATCGACTCCTGTCTACCACAATAATAATCATCAAACAACAAATGTCATTACTGATATTGCAAAAGTAATATTCTTTGGTGGAGCACAACATAGACAAGTAAGTCATAATGGTTGGGTTATACAAGTTCCTAATAGAAAGAAGGGTGCTTGTTATGCAACTGATGACCTTACAGGAACGGTTTGTTACTAATGTTGAAGATAATGTTCGGAATTCTGATGGGAGTAGTAATCGTCACCTATTACCCAGATATTTCAGAAACCTTTGTTGACATATTTGTTGACAGTGGGGCTCGTGACGTAATCATAGAAAAATTGGAAGAGGTGAATTGATTATGATTAAGAATGTAGTTGTGATTGGTGCAATGGGTTTGACCCTTGGTGCCTGTAGTGCAACATCACCATTTAGTAGTGCGAATACTGCTAATGTTGAATTGGGTACTCCTGTAGGCGTAGTAAAGTCTGCATATGAGTACACAACAAAAAATGTAAAAGAACAGGTAGCAGAAGTACCTAAATGGTATACTAAGATGCCTGTGAAGGAAGATGCAATCTATGCTGTAGGAACTGCAAATACTCCAGACTTACAACTCTCAAATGACATTGCGATTTTGAGTGCAAAGACAACTCTTGCTGACAGGATTAATGGTAGAGTGAATTCTGTCACTAAGAGTTTTGTAACGAAGGTTGGTTCGACAGATGCAGATGCGTCTATCATTAACGAGATTCAAACTGCAACCAAAAACATCATCGCTGATGTTGATGTCGCTGGTTACAATGTTAGTGAATCAAAGGTAGTGTCAAACGGTAATCAATATCGTGTGTATGTTCTATTGGAATATTCTGATGAGAATGCACAGAAGATTTTGTTGAACCGACTCAAGAAGGATAGAATGTTAGTTACGAAACTAAAAGCGAATGAAGCATTCAAAGAACTTGAGAACGATGTTAGTGATGCGAACAAGGCAGAACTTGACCGTGTTGACCAAATAATTAAAACCGAAACACAATAGGAGAATTAATGTACGTTTCAGTGAGAAAAGGTCGTGATGGAAAACCAGACGTTAACGGTGCTATGCGTGTTCTCAAAAAGAAACTCATGAGAGATGGATTCTTTCAAGAATTAAGAGCGAGAGAATCCTTCATGAGTAAAGGTGAGAAAGAACGAAAAGCAAAAGCTGCTGGTAAAAGGCGGTACAAACGTAAACAAGAAAAACTAATGGCAGAAAGAGGTTACTAAAATGCCTAGACGTAAGATGACACCAGAACAGAAAGAAGCAGCAGTAGAACGGTTGCGTCTTGCAAGGGAAAAACGGTTGCGTGAAAACCCACCTAAGTATACTAATATACACCCATCTGTTTTACAGTTGCCAGATGAACATCCATTCTCAAGAGTGATGGTCACAAAGTATATCAAGACGCAGAAAGACCAACTGTCTTCATTGCGTGCTGCGATACGAAACAAGGTAAAGGGTGCGATTGCAGATGAAGCATCTTGTAAAGCGTATATTCGACATTGCGAAACGTATTTACGAAATGGTGATTGGTGTGATGACTTCTATGGTGAATACCAAGAGAAGCGAGTCAAGTGGGTAACTGTAGTGCCATCGGCAACTACGGTACGGAAGGTGGAAGATGGCGAATGATGAAACCACGAATGTGGTGCAGTTTCCAAAAAAGTATATGGGGATTGCACCTAAAGTAACGAACTTTGATGCTATGAGATTAAATAAGGAATTGCAGTTTTCTGATGAATTGACAGATGGTATAATGGTTTCTATGATACATAATATGGATGAGAATGATATTGAAATCACAGACCCAGGCTTTATACAGGACATTGCATTTTTATCTGAGGCAATCAAAGCAACAATTTATAGGGATAGAGGGTTTACTCATCCTTTTCAGAATTTGATTGAGTTAATTGCAAACGTGACTTATGATGAAGAAGAAAAGAGACACCATGTCGATATGGACATGGAATTGATAAGAGAATTATCAGAAGACTTTGAGGATGATGGGCCCGACAAGGCATAGGTGAAATATGATTTTAGTTGACATGAACCAAGTGACGCTTTCTAATCTGATGATACAGGTTGGACGCAATGCAGAAGTTGACCCAGATATGGTTCGACACATGGTTCTTAACTCATTAAGAGGATACCGTAATCGGTTCAATGAGGAATTCGGAGAACTGGTATTATGTTACGATAACAAAGGTAATTGGAGAAGAGAGTATTTTCCCAATTACAAACACGGTAGACGTAAAGACCGTAAGGCATCGACATTAGATTGGGGTTCGATATTCGATACCTTGCATCTAATCAAAACAGAATTACAAGACAATTTTCCATACAAGGTACTAGAAGTAGAAAACGCAGAGGCAGATGATATCATTGCTTCAGTAGTACGGTATGTTGCAGAATCACCTTCTCACTACGAGAAGGTATTAATTGTATCTGGTGATAAAGATTTCATCCAGTTACAGAAACACAATTTCGTTACGCAGTACAGTCCAGTACTGAAGAAGTTTGTCAATGGTATTGACCCAGAGGTTTATATCAAGGAACACGTTCTAAAGGGTGACCGTAGTGACGGTGTGCCTAACTTCCTATCACCAGACAATACCTTTGTAGATGAGATGCGCCAGCGTCCTATCTCAAAGAAGAAACTGGCGACATGGGTTGATTTAGAACCAGAGGATTTCTGTAACGAAGAGATGTTGAGAAACTATCAACGCAACAGGACACTAATTGATTTGGAATACGCACCCACAGAGATACATGATGCGTGTGTGGATACCTATCTAAATAGTACAGTAAATGATAGAAGTGGTTTGTTAAACTACTTCATTAAACATAGACTAAAAAACCATATGGAAAATATTGGAGACTTTTAAAATGGCAGTGAATACATATACACCTCTTATTCATGAGGTGCTGAAAAAAGTTCATAATGCAAAGACTAAAGAAAAGAAGGTTGAAATTCTTAGAGAGAATAATAGTGATGCATTAAGAATGGTTATTAAGGGTTCGTTCGACCCTAATATCGAATGGATTGTACCAGAAGGTGACGTTCCTTATAATAAGAATGAAGCCCCAGATGGAACTGAACACACTTTACTCTTCCAAGAGTCAAAGAAGATGTGGAGATTCATCAAAGGTGCAGACAACAAAACACCCCAATGGAAGAAAGAACAGATGTTCGTTCAGATGTTGGAAGGTCTGTCTCACGGTGAGGCAGAAGTGGTGGTTGCCGCAAAGGATAAAAAACTACATCAAGTCTACAAAGGACTTTCAGCGGCAGTTGTCAAAGAAGCGTTTGGATGGAATGACGAATTCTATAACCCAAATAAGTAAAACTTCTTGACAATTCGGTGCTTTTAAGGTACTATGATTAAAGACTTGGTAATGAAGTTGTAATGATGAGAACGGAACACTACTCCTCTCTCTCTCACTTGAAGTGTTCTGATTCGACAGGTGATTCGCTAAAGTCTTAGGGGGGATGAAAATCCCCCCTTTTTTATTGTTCTAAACCCTTGAAATATAAGGGAAAAATTTACTCCTTGACAATGTTATCATAACAGAGTATACTATACTAGTAATGATGAGAAAGAAGGTTTATATGAATTACGTTACCGCAAATGGGGGCAACAAAATCCAGAGAAAAATCTGTGAAGATGTTGCTAACTTTATGATTGATAGACTAATGCCTAGAATGAGAACTCTGGATATTGAAATCAATCTACAGAAACTTACAGGTGATGTCGTTGGTTGGTGTCAGATGAATGATACAAACCGTGAGTTCACTCTTGAAATTTCTAAAGATATGACTATCAAAGAATTGGTTACTACAATTTGTCATGAGATGATTCATGTCAAACAGTATGCCAGAAAAGAAATGAATGACAATCTCGTTGAGAATGGTCAGTCAGTTTGGAGAGGTCGTAAGGTCAATCCTAACACAAAGTATTACGACTTACCTTGGGAGAAGGAAGCGTATCGTCTACAAGACAAATTTGCAAACCTAGTATGGAATGAGGAGATTATATAATGGAACAAGTTGCAGTTATTCACACAGCGTTTGAGGACACACCGTCCACAGTCGCATTCGTAAATGTACCAGAGGATATGACATTGGGTCAGAAACTTGAATATGCATATCGTTGGACACAAAATATCTTTGACAGTTGGTCACTGAAGATGCCTGAGGATGGTAACGATGATGTTACTGTTATGGGTGATATCTCTAGTGGTATGGGTCTGAGGTCTACTTCAGTTGGTGACCAAGTTTTGGTTGGTACTGAAAAGTATGTAGTCGCTGGATTTGGATTTGAAACATTAGATGGAGAACCAGTATGAGTCATCCAGTGAATGATAATATCAAGGAAACAATTCTTGATGAAGTGGAATCAATGTCTATCAGTGATTTTCAAAATGCGATAGACAAATCTGGTATTTCTGGAAACACTGTCATTGATGAAATGGTAGAGAATCTAGTTGAGTATCTTTTTGAACAGAGGAGTGCATAATGGCAGTTCGTAAACCTAACGGAGAATTTGTGATAGACCTTGATGGAGAAAAGGGTAACGCCTTTTTTCTCTTGGGTACTGCACAGTTGTTATCAAAACAAATGGGTTTTGGTAATGAAGTGACTGAGGAAATGCAGTCTGGTGATTACATCAATCTAATCCAGACGATGAATAAGTATTTCCCATTCATCATATTTGAAACAAACAATAACGAATACTTGGAGGCGCTGAATGCTTAAGGAACTTGTTCTAGGAACAATGATGTCGTTAACACCAACTGCAAGTGCAGATACCGTTCCGACACATAAACAGTTTATCATTGACGAATCATATTGTCTTGCACAGAATGTATATTTTGAAGCACGAAACCAACCACTCGCT